TTATTATGGAGTGGGGTGGGGAAGTATCTGCTGTGTATTATAGTGGGTATGATAGTAGTTACGCTGTTATAGATAGTGAAAACCCTCGGAGGTATATTTTTGAAAACGGTTTACAGTATTTACATTAGGGATGAATGTGTGTATGCCAATCTACCTGAGGAAATGTTTCAGGTTACTTGGGCGCAACTAACTGGTATGGTAGGACTTATGAAGACGGAGTATACTGAGAGTGATTTAACGTATAAGTGTAAGGTTATAGGTTGAAGACTATTATTGACAAAGACTACATAATAGACTAGAATTGAACTGAAAGTAATTTCGATTTATGGCAAAAGGATTCACTGTAAAAGCAAAACCACCAACTGTTGAGAAGAAAGCAGATTGGGATATCGATGCAATCAAGGAAAGAATGCGTGGGAAGACTGTAGTATTTTGTCTTCCTGGTCGTGGGTGTTCTTATATCTTCTTAAAGAATTTCGTACAAATGTGCTTTGATATGGTACAGAACGGAATGAGTATTCAGATTAGTCAAGACTATTCATCAATGGTTAACTTTGCACGTTGTAAGTGTTTAGGTGCAAATGTATTACGTGGACCAAATCAAGTTCCATGGGATGGTAAGTTAAAGTATGACTATCAGTTATGGATTGATAGTGATATTGTGTTTAATAGCAATCAGTTCTGGCAACTATGTGATATGTCAATTGCAGCAGATGGGACTGAGAAAGAGATTGTTGGTGGATGGTATGCCACTGAGGATGGTCAGACTACGAGTGTGGCACATTGGTTAGAGGAGGAAGACTTCCGTCAGAATGGTGGAGTAATGAACCATGAAACAGTGGATTCGATCAGTAAGCGGCGTAAGCCATTCACTGTAGACTACACAGGTTTTGGATGGGTGCTCATTAAGAATGGAGTATTTGAGAATTTAGAGTATCCATGGTTTGCACCAAAGATGCAAGTATTTGAATCTGGGAATGTGCAGGATATGTGTGGAGAGGATGTAAGTTTCTGTTTAGATGCGAAGGAGAAAGGGTTTGAAATCTGGTGCGATCCTCGTATTCGTGTAGGTCATGAGAAGACTCGTATTATCTGATGCTGAGTTTTCTGTATGTAATACTCTTGACCGTCCTGCTCGTCTCGGGTATGATGGTCATGGGAAATAAAAATGCTAGTCAAAGGAGATTTTAATTATGGCAATGATGAAAGATGGAAATTACATTCCAGCTAAACCGAAAAAGACTCGTCAAGGTAATTCTCAAAACACTCTTATAAGTGCTACGAGTCGTAATGGTGCTAAGAAGCGTTATCGTGGTCAAGGCAAGAAATAATATAGAATGGGACCTACGGGTCCCTTTTTTTGTGCATAGATAAAGAAATATAACTTGATAATTATGGCATGTCTAATTGCGAATCTTCCTTCTATGGAAGTGTGGGTACGTAAAGAATATCTTACTGATCATCAAAGTGGATGGGGTGAGTTTGTAAAGGGTGTTTGGGTAACAGTTAAATCTATACCTGGTCGTGCATTTTATTTTGAAACTTATCTACCAGAGTATGCTGCAATGTATGACAAGTTACCCATCAGCGCGTTTGTGAGCGACCCTGAGACGCCTAATCCTGACATGAGTCTACCTAACCTACAATTTTGGAATTGTATGGATTACGGGGTTGTATCAGTAGATAAGAAATTTATTGGAAGTATGGACTTTGAGTGTTATACTCGCGACCATGGTAATGTAAAAGGAACATATATTTGCACTATTGACAATTATCATCATGATCCTGACTATGTTGACTATGCAACTAGTGAAAATCCTGCAGAACACAAGTCACACAATCTAATTGAACTTGAAAATGGACAGTATGCACTGTATCCAAACAATAGATTGCGTATTTACGACAATAGTTTAACTCCTGTTGATCCAAAAATGCCAGATTTCAAAGTATCAACTCAATATTATCAAGTTGAGAATGGAAATGACAGACTTGGTATGGGACGAGAGGATGAATACTTTTGGAAGACTGCAAAAGAACGGGCAAATGACGATAATGTTGGTGGTTTTACTATAAAATTTAAAGATGAACCATTAGATCAACAATAAATAAGTAAAAAACGTATTATGAGTCATCCACAACATCTTGACGGTTCTGTAGACAAGGCAAATTCATTCATTCAGGATGGAATGACCTTGATTACAGAGGTAGAAAGTGAAAAACATCTAAAGAAAGTGAGAGAAAAGCGTGCAATGGAGCAAAAACTTCAAGAGGTTCATGAACGTTGGACATAATTGTATAACTTCCCTAATAAATAACTTATAATTGCTGCATTATAGTGCCTTTAGAGAGGGTTAGTAGGGGATTTAAGGATATTAGTATGACATTTCAGGTTAATCCCCTGAGTAATGACCTAATTGCCCTTAAAAATGAGAATTCGATTGCACGTTCTGTGAGGAATATTATCTTTACAGTCCCTGGTGAGAAGATATTTAATCCAGATTTTGGAACAGACATCAATGCTTCTCTCTTTGAACTATTAGATGAAACTTCTGCAGTAGTAATTAAAGATCAAATTGAATATTCATTAGAAACATATGAACCAAGAATCCGTCTTCTTGATGTGATTGTTGTTCCTGACTTTGAAGGTAATGGTTATGATGTTGAAATTTCTTACAGTATAGTTGGAGTAGACATTGATCCACAACAAATAAGTTTTATTTTGCAAGCAACTAGGTAAAAATGTCATTAACAAATTTTTCTAACCTAGATTTCGATCAGGTTAAACAATCACTCAAAGATTATCTTCAGGCAAACTCCAATTTTACGGATTATGACTTTGAGGGTTCTAACCTATCGTCTATACTTGACGTTTTATCTTATAATACATATATTACTTCATATAACGCTAACATGGTAGCGAATGAAGTATTCCTTGATAGTGCTACATTAAGAGAAAATGTAGTTTCTATCGCAAGAAACATTGGATATTTACCAAAATCAAGAAAATCTGCCAGATCAACTATTAGTTTCTTTGTAGATGTTACTAATGTCACCCCTTCGCCCGTATCGTTAACGCTTAGGCGAGGTCCAGTTGCAACATCATCGGGGAATTTTGGCAATAGTTCATTTATTTTTTCAATTATTGACGATATTACAGTTTCCGTTTCTAATGGAATTGCAATTTTCAGTAATATTCCAATTTATGAAGGTCCATTATTAACTCAGAACTTCATTTATAATTCTAGAGACTACAATCAGAAGTTTATTTTACCAAATTCTGGTATTGATATTGATTTGATGACTGTTTTTGTCAAAGATAGCGAAACTGCAACGGCAGCTACACGTTATACTAGACAAGATAACTTATTTGGCGCTAACAAATATACAAAATCCTATTTTTTACAAGAAATAGAAGATGAAAGATATGAAATTTTGTTTGGTGATGGCGTTTTTGCTCAAAGATTGCAAGATGGCAATCAAATTGGAGTAAATTACATCAGATCTAATGGTGATAGTGGTAATGGAGTTACCAATTTTACCTTTAACGGAAGAATTACATATCAAAGAAACGCTATTGAATATAATATAAGCGATGGCGTTTCATTATTAACAACGGGGGTTTCTTCTTCTGGTGGAGAAAATATTGAAAGTGTCGAATCTATCAAAAAATTTGCTCCAAGGTCATTCGCTACTCAAAATAGAGCAGTTACGTCTTCAGATTACGAAACGTTAATTCCGTCGAAGATTTATACTGAAACTGAGTCAATTTCAGTATTTGGTGGAGAGGAATTAGTTCCTCCACAATATGGAAAAGTTTTTATTAGTATAAAACCAAAATTTGGAGATTTTTTGCCAAATTTAATTAAAGAAAATATTAAACAGGAACTTAAAAGATACGCTGTAGCAGGAATTCTTACAGAAATTCTTGACCTTAAATATTTGTATGTAGAAATTGACTCAAAAGTATACTATAACTCAAATTTAACGCCTTCCGCGCAAAGAATTTCTTCGATTGTACAAAATAATATACAAAAATATGGAGAATCTACAGAATTAAATCGATATGGAGCAAGATTTAAATATTCTAAATTTCAAAGAATTATTGACGACAGTAATCAGGCAATTACATCTAATATAACTACTATTAGTATACGAAGAGATCTAAGGGTTGTTTTAAACTCTTTTGCAGAATATTCGATTGGATTTGGTAATCAATTCCATATTAAGAGTCTTGGAGGATATAACATAAAATCATCAGGTTTTACTGTTAGTGGAATTCAAGAAACTCTATATCTGGGGGATGTACCAAACTTAGACAATCAAACTGGAGATTTATTCTTCTTTACTATTCCAACATTAACCTCCCAAAATCCTACGATTGTAAAAAGAAACGTTGGTACAGTTGATTATGCGAATGGAGTTGTAACTTTGAATCCTGTAAATATAATTTCAGGAAAAATACGTGATGGTCAACCTATTATTGAAATCTCTGCAACACCAAAATCTAATGATGTAGTTGGATTGCAAGATTTATATTTGCAATTAGATGTTGGAAATAGTATTTTTGATATGGTGGTTGATGATATTTCTTCTGGAGTTGATTCTTCTGCTTCAACGTATGTATCGTCCTCTAGTTATGCTAATGGCAATTTGGTTAGGTCTGGTGGAAGAGTAGGATCAACTCCTCTCTCAGAAGCACAAGCAAGGGCAGTTAATGCTTCTGGAACAAGTGTTTATAGCACTGGTGCTTCCTCACCCACAAATACCTCTACAACGCCTACAACGACCTCTACAACGCCTACAACGACCTCTACATCATCGTCCACATCTTCTTCCTCTTCATCGTCCACATCTTCTTCCTCTTCATCGTCAAGTTCGTCTGGCGGCGGCGGCGGTTACAGCAGCGGTTACTAATACTTAAATTAAAATGACAGAAAAAAGAGTTCAACTTTCCACAATTGTTAAAAGTCAAGTTCCTGATTATGTTAGGTCTGATTTTCCTCTGATAACTGAATTTTTAAAAGAGTATTATAAGGGACAGGAATATCAAGGTGGTCCAATTGATCTTATTAATAATATTGATAGATATTTAAAAATTGATTCTTTTACCAACCGAGTATATTCCAATACTATTTCAAAATCTATTAATACCTCAGATAGCACAATTGAAGTGCTTGATACATCGGGATTTCCAGATTCTTATGGTTTATTGAAAATTGATAATGAAATCATTACTTACAAAGGAAAAACGGACAGATCTTTTACTGGTTGTATTAGAGGATTTAGTGGAATTTGTGAACTTTCCAAAAATAATTCTCCTGATGAAGTTTTATTTGAATCAACAAATGCAGAAAGTCATGCAACTGGTGCTCAAGTTTTAAATCTTAGTATCTTATTTTTAGCAGAATTTTTAAATAAAACTAAAAAACAAATTGCAACGGGTTTTGAGGATAGGGAATTCTATTCTGAAGTAGATCAAAATACTTTTTTAAAGCAAGTAAGAAGTTTTTATGCTTCAAAGGGGACAGAAGATTCCTTCAAAATTTTATTTAAAGCACTATATGGCACAAAAGTAGAATTAATAAATCCTGCAGACTTACTTTTTAGACCTTCTGATGCACAATTCAATCAAGTAGAAAGTATTATTGTAGATCCAACTACAAATGAAAGTGAATTTGATGATATTCAAAATATTACTCTTTTCCAAGATTATCCATCAAAATCTTACGCACCTATTTCTTACTCAGAAAAAGTTTTAGGAAAAGATTCTAAAGTATATCACAGATTGGATATTGATGCTGGATATAATAAAGACATCACATTTGATGGTGCGATTTATGGAAATTTCAAAGTAACTCCTAAAACAAAACTTGTAAACCCAGTGGCTATTGGGGCATCTTACCTAGATGTAGAATCAACAGTTGGTTTTGCAAATACCGGACATATTTCCTTTAAGTATACTGATGGTTCATCAGGAACACTATACTATGGTTCTAAAACTATTAACCAATTTAGAGATGCTGGATACATTTACAAACAAATTGAAGAAGAAGAGAATATAACAGATAGAGATACTTTTGCATATGCAACAATAAACGGAAAGAGGGTACAATGCAATGTATCTTCTATTATTTCAGAGGTAAATAAACCAAGCAAATCACTTTATAATATTAAAGGTATTACATCAAGAATTAAAACTCTTGGTTTTGAAGGTAGTGGATTTAAATTTAATGATTGGATTTATAATAATAAAAAAATATTTACTATTGGATCTTTAAGTATTATTGACGCGGCAGATAGGATATATCGCGTAAATTTAAACAATAGTCATTATATTTTTAAAGACGATGTTATTGAAATAATTGACAATAGTGGACAATCTATAAATGGAGTAGTTCTATCTGTCATCAATAAAAAATCTTTAAATATTAGAGTAGAGGGGACACTTAGTTTAACTGGAATATACACACTTAAAAAAAATATTTTAAAAGGTATATCTCCAACTTTTCCACAAATAGAAGATTATCAATCAAATATTCAAAATATATATGTGAATGATAATAGCAATTTACTGGTTGCATCTTCTTCAATACCTTCAGAACCAATTTCAATATCAGGTGTAGATTTAGACATTAATGGAACCTTTGAAGGAACTGAAGTTGCATTTACTCTTGAGCATAAACTGAGGACAGGTGATAAAGTTTATTATTATCCAGAAATAATTGAAGAAAAAGTTATTGATGAAAATTTTAATTATGTAACACAAGAAGTTGAGGGAAGTAAATTATTTGATGAAGGAATTTACTATGTTGAAAAAATTACCAATTTTGCCGTAAAATTTGCATTAAGTAAAGAGAATATTTTCTTTGAAAAATATGCTACTTTTGCACAAACCACTGTAAAAAATAATAAAGTCAGACTTCATGATTTTCATGAAAAAAATCTTCTAGATCAAAAATTATTAAGAGAAATTCCATTACCATTAGAAAGTTCTTCAGAAAAAGTAAAAACTCTTCCTGGGATGACCGGGATGCTATTAAATGGTGTAGAAATTTTAAATTATAAGTCAAGAAATAATATCTATTATGGAGAAATTAAAAGTATTGATGTAAATTCTTCAGATGATCAATTTGATATTATTGTTCCCCCCAATTTAGTTATTGAAGATAATGGAAGGGGTAAGAATGCTAGTGGGTTTCTTGGTATCACAGGTTCTCTAAGTAAAGTTAAAATTGTAAATAGAGGATTTGATTATGAAAGTACTCCGACTATTAAAGTAGTTGGTGGTAATGGTAGTGGTGCTTCAGTTTTAGTAAACATGAAGTCAACAGATAATATTGCAAATTTTAATAGTAAGTTTATTAAACTAAACCCAACTAATACTATTGGATTTTCAACATATCATAAATTTAGAAATTTTGAACAAGTTGTTTATCAAACTGATGATCAGTTAGGAGTTACTGGTTTAACTACAAATACTGCTTACTTTGTTGAGTCTACAGATCTTACAAATGTAAAATTATATAATACTAGGAATGATGCCGTTTCTGGAATAAACACTATATCACTTACTGCATATGGAAATGGGGTTCACAGTCTTACGGCACTAACTAAAAAAAGACAAATAGATTCTATTAATATTGTTGAACCTGGAGAAGGATACTCAAATAGAAAAGTGACCTGTCAACATATAGGAATCAATACAGCAACAAACAGTATTAATAGTATTAATCATGGATATTCTAGTGGTGACCTGATTCAATATATGGGAGTTGCTAGTGGAGCAGATACTCAACTAGTAGGTCTTTCATTAAATGTTGATTATATTGCTACTGTATTGGATGAGAATAATTTTACACTATCTGAAATAGGTATTGGTAATACAGTCAACATATTTGCGGATAGGAAAGAATATGTAAATATAACCACCACTGGAATTGGAACTCATATTTTTAATCATCCTCCAATTCAAGTTATTTTGACAGGTCAAACTGCTATTGGTGATGAATTTGTTGCAGAACTCCAACCAAAATTCTTAGGTGCTATTGATAATATTCACATTTCAAATGGTGGAGTTGGATATGGTGTAACTAATATTCAAGATTTTGAAAGAAGTCCAATTATCACATATTCTATTGGAAAAGATACTCAAATTAAATCTACTATCAATAATGGCAGTATAACAGAAGCAATTGTTTTAAATAGGGGTAATAATTTTACTTCTGCTCCAGACGTTGTTGTAGATGGTGACGGAACAGGTGCGGTATTAACTGCGATAATTAGAGGTGATGGTAGAATTGAAAAAATTATTGTAGTTGAAGGTGGTAGGGGATATAGTAGCCTTAATACCAATATTAGAGTTGTATCTTCAGAATCTCTTTCTCAATCAAAATTCAAAGCAAATCTTCAATCGTGGAAAATTAATTTATTTGAAGATTCTCTAGATAAATTGGAAAAAGATGATGGTACTCTAACTCTTTCAAGTTTTGGAAACTTTGGTATTCAATATTCTCATCTTTTTGCTCCAAGATATTTAAGATCTAGGTTAATCCCAAGTGATTCTGAAGGCGCTAAAAAATATGGAACAAGTGATCTTCCATTTAATAGAGTTGAAATTGATTCGATTAATCACTCTCCCATTATTGGATGGGCATATGATGGAAATCCTATCTATGGACCTTATGGATATTCTAAGAACTCTGGTGGTGTAGCAGTAAGAATGAAGAGTGGATATTATAATGAGGGTTCTTTAAAAACAAATAGACCACCAAATTATTCTGCAGGATATTTTATTGAGGATTATACTTATTATAGAGTTGATGATGATACTGTTCTTGATGAAAATAATGGAAGATATTGTATAACACCAGAATTTCCAAATGGAACATATGCATACTTTACTACAATAAGCGAACTTTCTGATGATAGTGGTCCTTTTAGATTTTATAGAAGACCAATTTTTCCATATTTAATTGGAGATAATTACTTTTCAATTCCAAGTAAGTTTAATCTTGAAAAAAATTCAAATCAAAATGGTTTTGATTTGAATAATAGCGATTATAAGAGAAATACTACAATATATAACTTCTTTGATAAAGATGTTAGATATCCGTATATCAATTTACCAAATGATTTAAATCAAAAAGTAACAATTAAGAATGTTGCTAAAGGTAAAGTCAATAATATTAACGTTTTAAGCGGAGGAAACTTTTACAAAGTAGGAGATAGACTAGTATTTGATCAAAAAGAAACTGGTGGAAGCGGAATTGCTGCTAAAGTTTCTTTCGTGGAAGGTAAAGAAATTACTAAAATTGAGAATGAACATAGTGAAACTCTTATTGAAATTTTGCCATCTGGAAAAAAAGGCACATTTGTTGGAATAGCATCTACTGCTCATGGGTATTTTAATGGAGAATTAATATCCCTAACCAATTTTTCTACAACTAGATCAAAATTAGAAGGTAATTATTCTGTAGTAGTTCCAGCAACAACTCTTACATTAATTGGTTTAGGAACCACTGCACATGCTCTAGGTCCAATATCAAACACGGGAATTGTAACTTTTGTACATGCATCAAATTCAAACTTTGATCTTATTAATGAAAACGATGTTATTCAGATTCATCAGGAAAGAGTTAAAGTTATAAATGTAGACTCTTTATCTGGAAGACTTAGAATTATTAGAGAGTTTGACAATACGGTTTCGGGAGTTCACACGATAGGAGTTGCAGCAACTGTAGATCAAAGAAGGTTTGAATTTAAATCTGATCATGATAAGTCATTTAATTTTAGAACTAATAAAGAGTATTATTTTGATCCACAAGAATCTGTTGGACTATCTGGTGGATATGGAAATCCTGGAACAGGGAGTACGATAGTATTTGAAGTTCCAGGAGCTGGTGGCACATCAATTCATATTAAACCAAAGTCAATATATCTTAGAGGACATGACCTAAAAACTGGTGATGTAGTAGTATATAATATTAATAATGGTGGAGGTTCTCCAATTAAATATGAAGATTCTACTACAGCGGCTGGTATTGGTTCTGAATTAATTGGCGGTAGAACATATTATGTTGCAAAGTTTAATAAGGACTTTATTGGAATTTCAACCGTTAAAGTTGGAATTGGATCAACAGGAGTATTTTCTGGTATAGCAGCAACAACTAAAGATATTGGTTTAGTTGATTTTACTAATCGTGGTTCAACTGCATATCATAGTTTCACAACACAATATCCAAAAATTACTGCAGATTCAATTAAAAATAGAGTTATTGTTTCAACTGCAACTACTCATGGTCTAAGTTCTGATCATAGAGTATTATTTGATATTCAACCCAAAGTTCAAAAAACTATAGTTGTAAAATATGATGATTTTAACAGAAATATTTTAATTGATCCAAAATCTTTTGAACCAACTGGGATTAACACCTCAACTGGAATTATTACTATTGAAGACCATGGATTCTCTACTGGTGATAAATTAATCCATACCACTGAATGGGTAGATAGTGCTTTTACAAATAACACTCCATATTTTGCAGTAAAGGTTAATAGTAATAATTTTAAACTTTCGGAAACACTCTATAATTCAAAACTAGATCAACCAATAACTATTGTTGGTGTTGCAACTACTGCAGGAACATTAAGTCCAGTAAACCCAATTATTGATACTGAAGGATACGATTCCATTAAGTTTGACTTATCAGATCCTTCTTTGCAATATGAGTATTTTTCAAATCAATATCCTGGATTTGAGTTAGATTTCTATGTCGGAAATACATTTACCAAATCGTGGACAAAAAATCCACAGGATATTGGATTTAAAGTAGTAAAAAGTGGTATAGTAGGTTCAAATGCTGTTGTAACATTATTTTTAGATTCTAATACCCCTAAAGATTTGTATTATAATCTTATTCCAAAATATACTCAAGGTGTTCCTTTATCGGAAACAAAGAAAGGTGTATATCTCGACACAACTGTAAATGGTGCAGGTTATATTAAGGTATCACCCAGTTCGTATTCTGGTTCGCACAAGATAAAAGTTTCTACTGCTAGTACGTTTACGTATAATTTGACAAATGAGCCAGAGGTTGTATCTTATGGATCAACTAATGCATCATTGTCATATATCACAGACTGCACACATACAGATGGTCCTATTTCTCGACTAGAAATTTTAAATACTGGAAACAATTACAATACCCTTCCAGGTTTTACAACAGTAACCACTATTAATGGTGTTGAATGTGATTTAGAATTGCAAAGTTCAGATATTGGGTTAGTTGAAAATATTGAGATAACTAATTATGGATATGATTTTCCATACGATCAAACGATTAGACCACTATTTTACTATCCACAATCTTTAAAAATAACCCCATTCACGTCAATTGATTTTATTGGAATTTCTTCTTTTGGAAGAGGTTATTCTGGAGAACAAGAACTAATAGTTATTGATGGAGTTTCTAAAGAAATAGTATCTGATATTGACTTACAGTATAATAGCACTAGTGCAGAAGTAACTATATTACGCAATACTTATGGAATGAATAATGTTGTTCCGAAAATTTATGCAATAAATTCTGGTGCAGGTGTTCCTATTGATAATAGTCAACTTAGTAATGGTATTGTATATAACTCAACAACTAAAATTGCTACAGCAACAGTAGCAACAGAATACTCTACTGGCGACTACTATCCATTTGTTGTTGGTGAAAAGTTAATGATTGAGGGTTCTAATCCTGGTATTGGTAACTCTAGAGGATTTAATAGTTCCGAATTTAACTATAATCTGTATACAATTACAACAATAGATCCAAATCTTGGTGGGGGAGCAGGATCTGTTTCATTCAGTATGGCAGAACAGTTAACATCTAGCGATAGTGTTATTGCATATGATAAAATTAATTCTGCTGCGAGATTGCTCCCACAAAGAGATTTTCCAACTTTTAATATAAAGATTAAAAAAAATGAATTTATTAAAGAGGAAATAATTAAAACCAACGGTAAGATTGCTATTGTAGAAGAATGGGATAAAGAATTTTCAATTCTTAAAGTTAATTCTATAGATGAATTTGGTAGTAATGAAACTATTACTGGAAAAACTTCAAAGTCTATTGGAACAGTTGATAGGGTCTTATTCCCATTCAAAGAATATGGCAAATATGGCAGCACAATTAAACAAAATAAAGGTTGGAAAGCGATTGCAGGATTCTTAAATAATGATCTTCAAAGAATTCCTGATAATGATTATTATCAGAACTTCTCATACGCTCTAAAATCTACTGTTCCATTACAAACATGGAATGACCCCGTATCTTCAATGAATCACGTTGCTGGATACAAAAAATTTGCTAACTATCAGTTGGAGTCATATGAAAAAGGTCTTAGAGTATCTACTTCTCCAACTCAAGGTTCTACTTACGTAAACCTTATAAAAGATATTGTAGAAACTATAGATATTAACTGTGTTAATGATTTTGACTTAGTTAGAGAAAATTCTATTTCTTTGGGAGAAGGGGATTTAGTTTCAACACAAATTATTTTTGAAAGTAGACTTATATCTTCATTTGATCAGGCAGTTGGTAACAGAGTCTTATCAATAGATGATATTGGTAATTTGTTTAGTCATCGTCCAAGACCCGAAGAGTTTATTAACGTTGATAGATTTAATCTTGATAGAGCAAGATTTTTAAGATTTATCACTCTTGTAAGAGATCAAAGATTTACTTCAGAAAGGCAGGTTTCCATCTTCGATGTTATTCATGATGGAACTTATGGATATACTAATGAATATGCAGCAACTGCTACGGTTGAGGATATGGGGTCATTTGATTTTGCGATCGATCAAGGAGAAGGATTAATTCAATACTTTCCGGTATCAGAAAAAGTACCATTTAATGACCTTAATATTTCGTATCTTTCTTATAAAATTGATGATAATTTTGTTGGTATAGGAAGTAGTGCTTTTAGTGATGTTGCCATAATAAACACATCAAGCACAGAACTGAATACCGTAGGAACAGGTGTTACTATTGTTTCTATTGGAAGCACATATAATTCAGTTTCGGTTATGGTCACAATAAATCCAGATATTGGAGAGCAGAATGAAGAGTTTCAATTTGTTCAAATTAATTTTATCCATGATGGAACTAATATAGTAACTTCTGGAGAATTTGCACATCTGGTTACTAAATTTGGTGCCGTTTCCGATCCACCGGCAAATACTGAAGGATCTATAGGATATGGAACTTTCTACCCATATATTGAGGGTAATAATTTTAAAGTAGAGTATGTACCAAATGCTGGTATTGGAACAACTGCGGTTATCAATACAATTCAAATTGGACTAGCGCAAACTGCTACTAGTGGTTCTACTGACTTTAATATGGTTCACGCTAGAATGCAAACGCAATCTACCAATATTGCGGCATCGGCAAGTCCTGGAATTACAACCGTTAATGATTATAGGTATATTGCAAATTCTCAAGAATTCCATGCAGCAAAATATCATATCCATATAGCAGATAAAACTAATAATAAGCATGAATATGTAGAATTATTTGTGGTTGATACTATTAATGCTGTTGGTGTAAGTAGCGACATATACGTAACAGAGTTCTTTAATCTGGGAACTTCATCAGATTCATTGGGGTCTTATGTTGGTCTTGGTACTTTTGGTGGAGCAATAGATGACACTGGATTTGGTGCTGAGTTGCAATTTACACCAAATCCAAATATAGATGTAGAGGTAAATGTTTTTGCTCAACATTTAAAATCAGAAACAGCAGATGATGTTGATACAATTATTGATTTTAATAATGGTATTATTACTACTGACAGAGACGATTATGTTGGAACATTTAATGCGGTTAAAACTGATTTTGACTTAACTCATGAAGGTCAGGATATTTTTGAAAATTGGTTTGAAGGAGGAAATCCGGGTATTGTTAGCACAACCGATAATACGATTAAACTGCCAAACCATTTCTTTGTTTCGGGAGAAAGGGTTAGTTATTACCGAGATGATATCAATGAAGTATCTTCTGCAATTGGTATAGGTGAAACATTTATCACAGGAATTGGATTAACTACTATTCTCCCTAATGATATTGAAAATCTCTTTATGGTTAAAATTGATGATACTTTTGTTGGGTTAGCAACTAGTCCAGTAGACGCGCAGTTAGCAAATCCAAATTTAATTAATATTACAAGTGTGGGAAGTGGAACTTCGCATAGATTCTTAACAACTAAACAAAATTCAAGAGTTCTTGTTACTATTGACAATATTATTCAAAGTCCTATTGTTTCTACAGCAATTACAAGTTCTTTAAATGCAACAGCACTTTCAACAACCGATATTCTTGAATTTACTGGGGTAACTTCATTCTTTGGTGGAGACTTTTTACAAATTAATAATGAAATTATGAAAGTTAATGGAGTTGGTGCTAATAATAATCCAAATAAAGTAAGAGTTAGGAGAGCAAGACTTGGAACTAAGTTTGCTAACCATGCGGCTGGTGATGTAATAACTAAAATTTCTGGCAACTATAATATAATTGATAGTACAATTAGTTTTGCAGAGGCACCTTATGGTCCGGATCCTCTACCAGACCCATCAGACCCCAACTCAATTGATTGGGAAGGAATCGCTAAGGGTTCTAGTTTCCACGGAAGAAGTTATATGAGAGGAAAGGTTTCTACTGGCACCAGTGAAACTTATCGCAGGAATACTGTATTCCAAGACGTATCTGATAAGTTTAATGCACTTGAAAATATATTCACACTGAAAACAACTGATGGTCTAGATATTGCAGATATTGTAAATGAAAATGCAATTATACTAATCAATAGCGTATTTCAACTTCCAGGAGTTACAGTTGAAGAAGATTATAAACTGATAGAAGAAACTGTAGGCATTACTAGTGCAGTATTCAGTGGTGATGCAAGAGATATTGGTTATGATGTTGGAATTAGTAGTTTCCCTTCTGCAGGCATTATCCAGTCTATTGGTTCTACCGAAGGTCTTGGATATCAACCTCTTGTTTCTGCAGCAGGTACAGTTACTATAAGTGGATTTGGAACGGTAACACATGTTAGCGTTGGTTTTACCGGAAGTGGATATAGATCTCAAGAGTATTATGAAATTGCTACAAAAACAAATAACATAGTTTCTGCGGGTACAACAAACATTTTTGTAGATAATTTAAATAGTGTATTTGGGATTTTAAGTGAAGTTTATGATGAAACTAATGCATATATTGGTATTGGAACATTTAGAGCACAATATTCAACGATAGTTAATGGTATTGGTAATAGTTTTGTGCAAATTAGACCAGATCAAACTTCTAGTTACGATATTCCATCTGGAACTCAGGTAAGTATTGGAGTGACACTTTCGTATGGTATTGTTAATGTTAGTGCTGCTACCAGTAATATTAGTCCAGGAGTAGTTTCGGGTCTTACGTATGATGTATTAGATGCAGATTATAATCCAGAAACTGGAATTCTGTTTATGGTCCTTCCAATAGGTCATGAATTAAATCAAGGTGATTACATTACATTTAAAGACAATAGTTTAAACTTTAGTTGTAATAGTGATAACAATACTAGAGTTAAATCGTATCCTAGACCAAACCTCGATACTAATTCATGGAATAGACCTGTAAGACTTGAGGGTGTTACAGATCAGAGTGTGCGAGCATTTGTTGGTTTCTCGACCTTTGCGTATTTTGATGTTACAGATGCAACATACACACCCAATACTGGCAATTTAGAACTTACTATTGGTAGCCATAACTTTGTTGCTGGTAGAGGTATATCTCTTGTAACTGATTCACTATCATTTAAGTGTGCAATGGATGGCAATACAGCAACCAAGACATATCCTCGTGCAACTGATCCTGCAGCAAATACTACTCTTGATATTACTGGAGTTGGTGCAACAACTATTAATGTCAATGTTGGTGCTTCACCTCTTGTCAATCATCAAGTATCTGCTGCAACATATACTCCTACAACTGGTGTTCTGGAATTAACAATTGGATCTCACACTTTAACATCAGGAACTTCAGTTAGACTTGGTGACAACTCACTGACATTTACTTGTGCTCAGGATAGTCATGGTTCTAATCACACATATCCTAGAAGTGGTGATCCAGCATATCAAACTGCTGTAAATATTACTGGAGTTAGTGCAACAACTATTACTCTGAATGTTGGTACATCATCTAATACCACAGCACATACATTTGTATCGGCTGTAGCAAATGCAGTTGTATCTGGTGGCAACTATCTCCACTCATTCCAAAGTGCGACAGCAAATGCTATTCGTGCTGGTGGACAGTATACCCATACATTTGTTTCTGCTGATACAGGTGCTGTTGTTAGCACGGCAACCACATCTATTCAACATATTGGTTTTGCAACTGTCATAACCGGAACTGGACACATTTCTACTAGTGTTACTATAACAAATCCAGGATATGATCTTGATATAGATCAAGAATTAATGCCCCAGATAATATTTGATGGTCCAAAACCATATGGAAATATTCCCTTAGTATTTTCTAGTGAGAATACATTAGTTAGTTTAGGAACGGAAGCTAGAGTTGATGTTGTAGTTAGTAATGGTTCTAGTATATCTGCTTTCAACTTTACGAATAGTGGTTATGCATATGGAAATGAAAATATCTTAACAGTACAAACTGGAGGATTGGCAGGAATTCCGACATCATCAAACTTTAGGGAATTTCAAATTACTGTACAAAGGACTTTTGATGATACATTTAACGGGTGGAATCTGGGTGAACTTGAACTACTTGATAATGTTGACGCTTATATTGATGGTAGGAGAAAACTTTTCCCATTATTTAGAAATGGAGAGAGACTATCCATCATTGCCGCAAAAGATTCAAAAATTGATCCTAATCAGTTATTGTTAGTATTCTTAAATAATATTCTTCAAGTTCCTAAAAAATCGTATTTCTTTTTTGGTGGTAATAGAATTAGATTTACCGAAGCACCTAGACCAGGTGATTTCTTAAGAATTCTTTTCTATAAAGGTAACGGTGAAACTGATGTTATTAACACTGAAGTAATACAAACGGTAAAAGAAGGAGATACTCTTAATATAAATTCAAATGATATTATCCTAGATGAGAATAAGAGAATTGTTACCGATATTGTTTCAACAGATACAGTAGAAACTCTTCCATATTTTGGACCAGGAAATACTGACGATGTTGATTTAACTAGACCAGTTGATTGGTGTCGTCAAAGTGAGGATAAGATAATTAATGGATTACCTATCTCTAAGGCAAGAACATTCTATGAACCAAATATTTTACCAAATGCCTACTTAATTAAACCAGTGAGTATTGGTGGAACGGTGTTTAGTGTTAATACCACTAGACCTCTATTTAATCAACAGGATGAATTTAGTACTGTTCAAGGACTACTTGCTCAAAATGTAATTAAAATTCACCCACAAAGGGAAATATCACCTGCTACTGCTACAGCTGCTGTTTCTATTGCAGGAACCGTCTCATCAATATCGATAACGGATGGTGGGCATGGATACCTTACAGTCCCCTCGGTAAGTATTGCAAGCACAAATGGTGTAGGTATTGGCACAAGTGGGACAGCAACAGCAACCGCTACTCTTACAAATGGAGTTGTTACTGGAGTAACAATAACTAATGGTGGTGTTGGATATTCTACGGTAACAACACCTAAAGTTTTAATTTCTCCTGCACAAGCATCTAAAATTGAACAATGTGAAGTTTATTTCCCAGATGGTTATAGAGGAGATTCTGGAACAGTTGTTGGATTTGCAACAACCGCAATTTCAGGAGAAACCTTTGCACTATTTGACCTCTTTATTCCAGAACAAGACCAAGTTTTTAATAACGTTAAGTATGTTGGATTTGCTATAACTACTTCTCAAATTGAGCAAGGAGATGCATTCACAATTTACAACTCTAATGTTGGAACATCAGTCACTTCCATTACAAGTTACGATGGTTCTGGTGGTGTTCTTGGCATCAGCACTTCATTTATTGATGGTGTTTATGAAGTAATAGAAGTTGTAAAAGAACCTAGAAATCTAGGTGGAATTGGAACTGCAACAGCAAGAGTTCGTGCAAGAGTTGATAATCCTCCTGTAGGATTTGATTTTAATGCTAATTGGACTGGAAGCACTGGAATGACTACATCAAATTATCAAGGTTCATATAGTTGGGGTAGAATTGTAGTTAAGAGTAGAGCAATTTCTACTACCTATAATCCATATAACTCACAAGGAATAAGTGGCATTACTACCTCCCCACTTGTTGTAAGAGAGCAATCTCTAGCATTTGTGGGATATACCACAACTACATAACTAAATAAAGAAAAAACTGTGGCAAAATGTCTGCAATAATTACAGATCAAATTAGAATTTTAAACTCGAAAAATTTTCGTAATGGTGTATTAAGTACTTCTAATGCTTATTATACTTTTGTTGGATTGACTAATTCTACCGATTTTAGTGCCACATGGGAAGCCAGACCGCCCTCTCCAAGAGATAGTTTTAATCAGGAAAATGATTATTGGGATACTATGGTTGCTATGAAGAGGATTACTTCTTCAGACATTATGCATGTTGTACCAAAAAGAAATTGGTCTTCGGGTTCAAAATATGATATGTATCGTCATGATTATAGTATTGACAATCTTGCTGCAGTTTCAAGTGCAACAAATCTTTATTCGTCATTTTTCTATGTTATGAATAAAGATTTTAGGATTTATATTTGTCTCCAAAATGGAACAAGTCCCGATAATCCCACAGGAAAACCATCACTTGATGAACCTACATTTACTGACTTAGAACCAAGAGTTGCTGGTTCAAGTGGAGATGGATATGTTTGGAAGTATCTTTATACTTTGAGTCCTTCAGATATTATTAAATTTGATTCTACTGAGTTTATGCCAGTTCCAAATGACTGGGAAACATCTTCAGATAATGCTCTTGTAAGAGACAATGCTGTTAGTGGTTCAATTAAAATTGTAACCGTAAAAAATAAAGGATTAAATATTGGAGCAGCAAATTTACAATATCGCAATGTTCCTATTAGAGGAGATGGTGTTGGTGCAGAGTGTACTATTACAATCGACGAAAACTCACAAGTTTTATCTGTAGATATATCAAATCAAGGTTCTGGATATACCTATGGAACTGTAGATTTGGTTGCGGGTTCTGTTCCTACAGGAACAGTTAGACCAACATTTGATATTATCATTCCTCCTCAGGGTGGACATGGATCTGATATATATCGAGAACTGGGAGCATCTAATCTTTTGCTTTATTCAAGAATTGAAAATGATACTCAAAATCCAGATTTTGTTACCGGTAACAAAATTGCCAGAGTTGGTATTGTAGAGAACCCCACTGAATATAATTCAACTACAATCCTTGATAAACCCAAAGCAAGTGCTGTTGGTGCTTTAAAACTTGTAGGAACAGGGTATAGTACTGCCGAGTTTACTGTAAATACATTTGTTTCTCAAACTATTGCAACAGGAACAACCGCTTTTGGTAGAGTTATTAATTATGATCAAACAACTGGAATATTGAAATTTTGGCAGGATAGATACCTTGTTGGGTTTAATACCTCCGATGGTACTCCAAATATTACTCCAAGATATGGATATGATTTAGCGGAATTTACAAGTTCTCCTGATACTGGTGGTTCATTTTCAGTTATACCAGACAGTGGTAGCAATTCTAATTTGGTTATTGATAGTACATTTACAGGTGCTTCTACCGTAATAAATAATAGAACCTATTATTATGGTCTTAATTTCACTGACGGTATTGCTTTACCAGAAGTTCAAAAACAATCTGGTAATATCATTTACGTTGATAATCGACCTTCTATTCTTAGATCGTCAAATCAAAAAGAAGACATAAAAATTATCTTGCAGTTCTAAAGGATTATGCCACAACAAACTAATCTCAACGTATCGCCATATTTTGATGATTACGATCCGTCCAGTGATTTTCATAAAGTTCTGTTTAAACCTGGTTATCCAGTACAAGCAAGAGAACTAACAAATCTTCAATCAATTCTTCAGAATCAAATTGAAAAATTTGGCCAGCACTTTTTTAAAGAAGGTTCTAAAGTAATACCAGGTAACACAGGATATACTCAACTTTACTATAATGTCCAGTTGAATAATACCTATCAAGGTGTTCCCGTTTCTGCTTATGCAGATCAACTTGTAGGATTAAAAATAACAGGACAAGATTCTGGGGTAACTGCAGTTGTTGATAGTGTTCTTCTTCCTACAGATTCTTCTAATGGAAATTTGACTTTATATGTAAATTATATAAATTCAAATACTGCTAACAATTTAACTCAAGAATTTTTTGATAATGAAGAATTAGTTTGTAGCGATGCAATAAATTCAAATCTCTTAGGAAACTCTACAATTCCTGCAAATAGTCCTTTTGCAGTGACAATACCTCAGAATGCAAGTTCTATTGGATCTGCATTTCAAATTCAGCAAGGTGTATATTTTATTAGAGGTAATTTTATACAAGTAGATACTGAAACTTTAATTCTGGATCAGTATTCAAACAGACCTAATTATAGAATTGGTCTCCAGATTAGAGAAGAAATTATAACTTCGGATTTGGATCAAACTCTAAATGATAATTCTCAAGGGTTTAATAATTACTCAGCACCTGGTGCAGATAGATTAAAGATTTCAGTAAGTTTATTCAAAAAACCACTTGATGATTTTGATGATAATAGTTTTATCGAATTAGCAGTAATTGAAGATGGAAATATAAGATCGCAGATTAAAAACACGAAAGCAGGTTCAAATCAAGTCTTTCGTGAAGACTTGATGGATACTCTGGCACAAAGAACTTTTGAACAGAGTGGTCATTATGTAGTAAAACCTTTTGATGTATCAGTATTTAATTCTCTTAATAACAATCTTGGTAATAATGGATTGTTTGCAGGAGGAGATTTTACTTATGGAGGTTCTTTAGCATCTGATGACTTAGCAATATTTAAAATTTCATCAGGTAAGGCATATGTAAAAGGATATGAGATTGAAACTTCAACGCCAACATTTATTGATGTTGAAAAACCAAGAACAACCAATGATGTTAATGCAGAATCATTAACATATAATACTGGTTCTACAATTAGATTGAATCGAGTACTTAGAACACCTGCACCAGGTATTGGAATTGGTAATACATATGTAATAAGTTTGAGAGATGAAAGATGTGGTTCCAATCAAACTGTTGTTCCAGGAACAGAAGTTGGTCTTGCTAGAGTTTATGACTTTAGATTAGAGTCTGGTTCATATAGCGCAGATAATGCAAATACTAACGAATGGGGTCTCTCTCTGTTTGATGTTCAACCATTTACAAAACTTACATTAAACCAAGCACATACATTAACAGTACCAACTTTTGTTAAGGGTGCTAATAGTGGTGCTACTGCATTTCTTAGAGATGCTGTTACTAATTCTACAGCATTAACTCTTTATGAAAGAAATGGTTCATTTATTGAAAACGAATCCCTAATTTTTAATGGAAATCAAGACGGTAGAATTGCAATTGCAATCACAGAAAAATCTATTGCTGATGTAAAATCAGTTTTTGCTACAGACAGTAGATTAATTGGACTTAACGCTTTTGCCGGTGACGTTATTCAAACAAGATCATTTAATGTTGGTGTTGGACAGGTTAATGCTTCCGGAAGTATTACAAGTGCTAACCCAAGATTCTTAGATAATGTTAAAGTCGGTGATCTCATTACATATTCGGATCTTGTAACTTCTACTGATAAAATTATGGTTAAAGTAACGGCAGTTAATGCCAGTAGTGTTACTGCAGTGGGAGTTCAAGCAGTTACCGGTGTCGTTAATGGAAGTCTTCCTTCATCAGGTTTTATTGATGTTGCTGATATGGACATTGTAAGAACTTCACTTGACAAATCTTCGGATAATACATTATATACAAAACTAACTAAGCAGAATATTGCAACTATAGACCTTGATGAATCTTCAATTACTATCAGAAAAGTTTTTAATGTAAATATTCTTGCAAATGGAACTATTGATACTGGAACAACAATGGATGCAGGAGATCGTGAAGTATTTTTACCATTTGCTGCAAATAGATATTCTCTTATTAGAACTGATACTGGAGCAACAATTGAACTGACAGAAAATAAAATGTCATTCAATGCACCTAGCACTAAAATATTGAATATATTTAATATTGCTGGCGGTGCAGGTGCAGCAGTATTAGTTACTACTTTAAGAAAATCAAAACCAAGATCAAAAGTTAAAAATAAAATTAATATAAATTCGTTGATTGTAGATAAATCAAAACTTGAAGGGTCTGGTATTGGCACAACAACTTTAAATAATGGTCTTGAACATGGAAACTATCCTTTTGGAACTAGAGTTGAAGATGAAATTATCTCCGTAAATGCTCCTGACGTTTTAGAAATTCATGGAATATTTGAATCCGGTGGAACTGGAAGTCCTGCAGCCCCGAAAATGACGTTTTCTTCGCTAAGTAGTCAAACTTCTACAACCCAAGATATTGTTAATGGAGAAATACTTATTGGGCAAACTAGCGGATCTATCGCTATCTGTGTAGGAAAACCTGACAATCTAAGTGTATCTTTCATTACAAAAAATCAAATTGATTTTATTGAAGGTGAAACTGTCATCTTCCAAGATAGTTTGGTTGAAGGAATTATCAGTGCTGTTGTTGAAGAAAGTTTTAACATATCTTCAAATTATACATTTAGTACTGGCCAAAGAAAGTCCATTTATAGTCATAGTTCTTTAAGAAGAAGATCTTCTGCTTCTGCACCAACTAAAAAAATAATCACGTACTTTGCTTCTGCTAAGTATGATACCGGAGATACTGGAGATATTACAACTGTAGAAAGTTATACTTCTTTTGACTATGCTACGGAAATTCAATCTATTGATGGTATTTCTAACAGTGATATTATTGATGTTCGACCAAGAGTTTCAACTTATACAGTTTCTGAAGGATCACGTTCACCATTAGAATTTGAAGGAAGATCATACAATCAATCAGGTAATTCTGGGGCAAATATTCTTGCTTCACAGGAAAATTTAGTATTTGATTTTTCATACTATATTGGAAGAATTGATAGGTTATTCCTCACAAAAGACGGCAAGTTCCAAGTTGTTTATGGAACTCCTGCAGAAAAACCAGAACCTCCTGTAGGAATTAATGATGCAATGGAGATTGCATCCATCAAGTTACCTCCATACCTGTTTA